CCAGATAATTCTCGCTCTTAATTTCAATTTTAATTCAACTAAGATGACAAAACCCAAATACGGAAATGCAAGCAACATCGTATTAAGACAGTGTTCAAAATAATTGATCAAATCTGGTTTTTATTTTTATTTTTATTTTATTTTATTTCTTTATTTTATTTTCTCTATGTTTCATTTGTGTTTTTTATCCCTATTATATCTAAAAAACTCCTCATAAGTGATCTGTTTATCAACAAACCAGCCGTTCATTGGTCTTGGTCCCGAAATATTACCAAGAACAGCAGGTTCCTCAAAATCTAGTCCACCCAATTGGTCAGTCATAAAAGGTAAAAAATTACGTCCCCACAAAACAAAATCATCTGAAAATCTAAAATAAGCTGAGTAAGGTTTTGGCGTTTCTACAGAAGCATTAGAAAGAAAGTGAATTTGTTCATAGAACATGGCATTAGATCGAACAGCAAAAAATGGAAAATTGGAATACCTCGGCGCAACAATAGTTGAAGTATTTCCATCATCTTTAACATAAACTGGATTCAATCCTGACTGAGGAATACCTGTCCTATATCTTCTAAGGTCAAATATTTCAAATTGTTCACTTTGATCTACCATTTTCATCGAATATCCGCCACAAGCAAAGGTGAACATCCACGTTAATTCAGCAACTCCAAAACCTTCAATTTCTTCATGAGACTGCAACAATATTAAATCCCCTGACGTTATATTATAAGTTCCTATATTGACATATCTATTAAATAATTGCTTAAGACTTCCAATATTATCATTCATGATACACCTAATATATTCATCAGATACAACGTTTTTAAAAGGAGCTAAAACAAATGCAGTTGGCAAATTGACCTCAGGTTGAAATAATGTATTGGAAGGCGCAGGATCAGCACTTTTTTCCTTATTATTTCTACTATTCACTTTTGGTTTAGCTTTTGGGGCTGGTTTTTTAACTTTTTTCTTCTCAGCTTCCTTAACTTTCGGTTTTTCTTTTTCTTTAGTTTTAACTTTTTCAGCAACTTTTGGTTTCTCCTTTTCTTTACCTTTTTCCTTTTCCTTATTTTCTTTTTCTTTCGGTTTTTCTTCTTTTCCTTGCATAACAACATCATCAATCAACGGTTTTATGATTCCCATACAAAAGAGTCTATAATCTTGCTCATTTAAAAAATTATGATATTTCTTCCTATTTCTTTTATTAATTTTAAAATTCCATATCTTTCTTCTATCAAATTGAACCTTCAAACACAGTTTGAAAAATCTATCATAATCTCCAGCATATATATCATCAATCATATTATCATCAATATCTACAGTATTAACATCATAAGTGACGGTATTTTTATAAACAGGACAAGAAAAATGAACATCTTTAGCATAGACATCAACAACAACATCAATTCTATCAATTCCCGAAGCACTAGTTAATGGACTGGAAACTACAAAATTTAATCTTGAAAGGTATTGATCAAATTCATCTTCTGGAGTTATAGCATCTACTTCCCACATCTGTTTATAATACCAGAAAGGCACTTCAATTACAACATCTGTGTGGTTACTAAGATCAATAATAGTAGCGGGAAGTAACAATTGTTTTGATGAAGAATCAATTTGATCGTCAGTTTCTCCATAATTAACTCCAACATATAAAACTCCAGAATGAAGATTAGTTTTTGAAAAACGAATTGTATACACCATTGTACATCTACACAATTCGAAAAAATTACACAAATAACTAACAGCAGAAGTATACAAATAATCATTATTGTAATACTCAGCATAAGATGGTATTATTGGTATAGTGTAAAGCACATGATTTGCAACTTGAGCTGTAGTCCATTCAAATACGGTCAATACGGACTCACGACGACATAAATTTTCTATCATCATGGTATCAACACACGTGGAGTTTTCAGTTTTAACAATCACTCCTGAACCTTGCGAACCTCCTAACACTGGTGCAGCATCCAATCCAGTAAAAGAACACATTCCGAGATTTGAGTCATGTACCATAACTTCAGCTTTATTTTGATAGGGCGGTTTGGAATGACCCAATGCTATCCTTGTCATCCCTTCGGCAAGATCCAATGTTTTATGTGCAGTTCCAAAAACATCTTCAATTATATCATAATCATCTTCATCATTATCTTCAATATCTTCAACTTCTCCATCTCCTTGAGGACTAAGTGGTATAACCATACTATTAGCATAAAAAACCTCAGGATTTGTCAATTTTGCATAAATTTGAACACTAACAGAATCGGCGTTTGCAGATCTCAATGGACATAAAACCCACATTTGGACTGTAACAAAATCAAAAAATTGATCATTTGAAATTGTACCATAAGAACTGGGTAACAAACAAGCTGAGTCTCTAGCATAAGGGATTGAGAAACAAGTCGTTTGATGAGATCCTGCATATATATAACCATGAGGTCCAGTTGTAGCCTGCCTTGGATCTATTTGGGGAGCAGCCATTGGACTACCAGCAAAAACACATATTCCTGATTGAGTAATAACACTATTTATAACAACTTCAAGTTCAACTCCACATCTTAATCCTGATGTATTACTCAAATGCATTTGTGCAGCTCTATTATTATTAAAATAAGTTGATGGAAAGTTGGCAGTCCATAATGAACCAGTGCTAGCAGTACTCCAAATAAACTCAGCAACTTTAAATCTTCTCCCAAATATTTCTTGTACCTTATGTGGCAACGGAGCTACCATTTGAGGTTGAATTTGAACAGCATTTGCAGCAAAACTAGTTTGTGTAATATCATCCATTTTAATCATATCATTTAATCCTGCTCTTTTGCTATCAACAAGAATCTCCTTCATATCTGAAATATCACAATCTCCTTGTAACACAACTTCATCATCTTCAATTAAAACACACTCAAAAAACGCATACATGTTAGCACTAATATTTGATGTAACTTTATTATCTCCATCCAAATAAGCTTTCATACACACCTCTTTACTGGGAACATAATTATCTAATCTTCTACCATTAAACTCAATACTCCTAACATATTCATTCCATACTTCAGTTTTTTGCAAACTCAATTCAAGAACAAATGTAGTCATTTGTCCTGGCATAGTTTCATGAAATCTTCCTTTTTTACAAAATTGAATATTTTTACATAATCTAAAATTGGTGAGACACATCACTTTTGATTCATCATTAAATTTTCTTCCACAATATTCTATATCATAAACATTTGTGACCGCAGGGGGTTGACTTTTAACACTACCAGTTAATACATAATTATATTTCTTAAATAAACTAATCCATAAACTCTTTTCATAATCGGAAATCAAACCTTTTAACTTAATCAACACAGTATCATCTCCATAAATACAAACTTTCCAATTATCAGGATCTTCAACTATTGTACGAAATTCACACCAAATCATATATGAATTCCAACAGTTAAAATTAAAAGTAATAAACGAACCAGAAGTCAACATCCCGAGAAAATAAACCATTATTGACTCATATAAGAAAGGACTCATAAATGACGAATATAATAAACTATAACGTGCAGCATTTTCTTTTGAATACATACTACCTTCAATTAATACTTCAGGGTTCTCATTTTTAATCAAACCTACCATAATCAACCATTTAAAAAATTCCAACCATTTGTACAACATATGTGAAGCATCTTGTGTTGATATATCTCCAGGGAGCATACTACATTTTCTATACTTATCAAAATTACTCGATATTTCTTTGACTGTTAACCTTGCTCCGATTCCCATAAACTCAGATTTTTCATTTAACCATGCAACCGACCTTCCAAAATAAATTTTCATAAGAAAAAATAATATTTTATCCACAGATGTAAAAATCCTAGTATCTTTTGCATCCTTTTTATCTTTTGAAACTTTTTCATCTTTTAGACTAATAATATTTACAAATTCAATAATTTCGCCTGACTCCAATCTTTTCATTAACTTATTCAACAAATCTCTTGATTCAGAACATAATATAGGTTCTTCTTCATCAACATCACACATGATATGTGTTGTAGGACACAATCCTCTCAATGTATAACCAACAGCTTTGCTTCTATCAACTGGATTCAAATCACTTGTACTTTTTGTCACCTCATCAAAACTCATTTTCTCAGAACAGTCATAAACATGTGTAGACAATTCATCAATTGACAGTTGATATGCTTTACTAGAGTAATCGACATGTTTAAAAGCTTCCTTATTTTTAGCAGCCAGTTTCTTCAATCTAATCTCCTCGGGTCTAAAAACTTTATTATTTACAACATAAGGGGCCAGCTGAGCCAATTCACAACTGTAATCCCAATTTTGACTAATTGGTGCATGATATTTTGTTGGTTCCAATTTTGAATCTCTACTAATCTTAACTGTTTTAACACATGTTCCAACTGGTGTAACTCCATTTCTAACAAGAACTTCAACATTTTTATCTTCAGCAACTAAAGCATTAAATGTAGTATTTTGGGCACTGGAGATATCATCTTTTTGAATCGAATCAACAAATCTTCTATCCATCAACTTTGCAAACGAACCAAAGTTGAAAAGTTTTCCAGCAAAATGCAATCCAATAATTTCATTCTGATAAAAATAAGGTAATCCACAAAATCCGTTTTCTCCTTTAAGATTACAAGATACGATATCTTGAAATACATAACCTGTTACCATTCTAGTCTTCTCAACAGTACATGTAGCTGAATCCTTTGATCCATCCATGTGTAATCTCGTAATCACTCCTCCATTTTTAACATCACTAATATTATTAACAAATCTATTTCTAATATCTTTAACATTCGAAACCCTAATCTTCATTTTGATAACACTAACGTCATAATCGGAATAATCAACTGAACTAACATCCTCTTTACTAATTGCAATATTTTTATAAGAATTTGTATTCACAAACAGCTTTTCATGATACTTGTTATAAACATGATGAGGAACCATCAACGTTGAACCATCTACGAATAATCCATAACACATAAGTTTATCATTGTGCATTATTTGACAAATATTTTTCTGTACTGAAACACTCTGTTGGGCATTTAAATAAAGGTCGGCTTCTTTAATAATTCCAGCTTGCTTAAATCTAATAGCATCAAGATTTAATTGAGCCGATACTTTTGTTGGAACAAAAATTTTAGCATAATCTTTATCCCCGCATACAACTCTTTTAGCCTCGTATTGTTCACCAAAAATCGTTATTAACCTAGTACTATCTGAATCAGTTACTTCTTCATCCGGATATTTTGATTTGTATATCTTATAAGTAGCATAAGACAACATCAAGAAAACTACGCTGGATACTCCAATTAAATGTTCACTAGTTTTACTTTTGACATAATTTTCAAACTTAATATAATCAAAATTGGTATGTGTTATATACCGCGATTGTCCGGCGGGATAAAAATAAACTCCATTATAAGCTTCTCCGTCCCATGCACAATTCCTAATTCTTTCACGAGCTTCTCTTTGAATTTTATAATCTTTTGGTTCATCATCCTTAATAAAGTCGTCTGGTTTAAAATAATCCACTTTTGGTTTAATAAATCCTCTCACTCCAAACATTTTAATCGATTCATACCAACTATCCGGTGACTCAGGAATTGTATCATTTATTTGAACAGTAGTACCAATTTCATAATAATCATCATCTTTAAAATCATCATCATCAAATCCTTCCAATTTAATAACTTCCTCTTTCTCTTTCTCTTTTTCCTTCCCTGAATCTTTGTCAATATACCAATCATACTGTTCTGCTTTACTAATTAATTGATAAAAATCTATTTCGGGTTCAGGAACAGCTGTTCTCCATTGTTTATAATTTTTTCCAATAGTTACTAACATCTCCGGCATATCCATCCAAATCTCTCTAGATCCTTTATTCTTACAATTCAGTTTTGCATATTTGTCCTCAGATATCAATTTTCTTGGTGGAATAACCTTTCCATTTCTACTAACAACAAACGCTTGAGTTTCACTGGACGGTCTCTCACAGTCATTAGTAGTTGAAGCAACAGTAACAACCAACGATACTCTACGATTTAAGGCATCGGAGTTTGTAATGGATTTAACAAGCTGAGGCCATGCATCAGGATGATGATTTGTAGTAACAATGACAGAATTTGGTGCACACCTCATACCTTTGTTACTAAGCTCAGCCATCGATGGTCTAAAATTTGCTATTCCGACAAGATTTAAAAAATCATAAATTTCTCTTGAGGGATTTGATGCATTATCTGATCTGGACAAGAAGTCATCAAAACGAACTTGTGAACATCCTGTTTTTAAACCATCCCAATGATCAGAAGCATTACTATATTCATAAATAAAATCCTCCGGGTGTTCCACCTTTTCTTCTTTAATATCGCATCTAACAAGTGAATCACCAATTTTAGAAGCAAGATGTGACTTTCCAGCGCCAGGTGCACCATAGAAAACTAAACAAAAGGGTTGAGATCTTGCCCCATTATCTTGCTCTTTAATACTATCAGGTACGGGAGGCATCATCTGTTTAATAATACCAACATCTCCAATATTCGCTCTCTTAATTTCATCATTACAATCTTTCCACAATTTTTTACCTACTCTGATCTTCGTTGCAGTCAACTGTTCCATATTATTATCTAAAATCCATGACCTAAAAATAAACACCGCAGGGTATTTATGTTTAATCAATTCATATTTATTTCCAAACAAAAACGTATTAACACATTCCGGTAAAAAATCACTTTTCTCAATAAACGCAGTCAAACTTGTACTCAATTTTAACGATTCATCAAATAACTTAGTAACATTATAACCTTTAAAATCATCAACTCCTATTAATTTACTTGAAAGAATAGCAACAAAAAACAATAACGGACTGTAATTTGATTGGAAAAAACTCAATTTATCTATTCTTGAAACAGCAGCAGTAATAAATTGCAAAGGAACCATATTATTACACAAAGCCAAGTCTCCAAAAAATTCTAATATAATGTATTTGGTCTCATATTTTGCTACCAATCTTAAAATTGATTTACAAGCCAAAACAAACATAGTCAATATTTTATCCTTATTATCCTGTAACACTTTTGAGATCATTGAATAAATTGAACTCATCGCTCCTCCAACAGCACTTTTAACTAACATCTCTGTAATTGAATTAATAAAACTACTAACAGCAGCACTAACAGAAAAACTTCTAATTCTACCTAAAAACTCAAACATTTTACTACAAATACTACCTAAATTATCGCTAATCCCCTGATAAGAAACTTGATTGAATAACGTAGAATGTAATTCAAAAAATTTTTCTCTATTGTCAAACATATTTATATATTTTAAAGCTAAAGCATATTTAATTCCTAAATGAATAGGTTGTCTTCCATTAAAACAGGCAACATTAACTATTTTATTATTATAACTATCTTCCAACTTCAATCCAATAACTTCAGAATACACTCTAGCTAAACTAAAAATCTCATCCGTATTAATTATTTCATTAGGGAACTTAATCTCAATGAAACAATCAGAATCATGAACAGCCTCATAACAAAATGGACATTTAATCATTCCTTTCTCCATACAATCATTACAATAATATCTTCCATCTACTCCACATCCCAAACAAAAATCTACGGACTCATTAAAAACTATAACATCCTTGAAACTTCCGTTTTGATATTGCAACACATTTCCTTTAAAGCAAAAATGTCTGCCAGATTGGAACACGCAATCTTTCCAATCATTAAAAACTCTTTTAACTTCTTCAATCTTATTATCTACTTCTTCACTAAGATGCTCAATTAATTTATAGTTGCTAGAGCTAGCAACTTCAACATCACAATCATCTGAAACAATCTCTTTATTCTCGTTTAAATTATTGATATTTTTAGAGTTGTTATCATCAACTTTACCATCAACCTCGGATTCAGGTTGGTTATTACAGCAACTAACATCTTTATTATTTTGAAAATTTGAACATGACATACTAAATTCCGCGGGGTTTCCCCTGGCGATACCCGTGTCCGTTTCGTTAACAGCGCTCGCTCCCTCAGCTGGGTTCCGCGAATTGCTTGCATCTCCCACCTGGGCGTCCAGTCTAATCGGACCCTGTGGTGGACCAGCCTTATTGCTCAATGCGTCGGGAATGGAAGAACTACTTGCTAGGCACTAGGGTTTTGTGTTGTTATACTCAACAAGAGTGATTTTTGACAGGTAATCTAACCCCCCTTTCTTAATTTTAGAAACTGCTAAAACTTGTATGGGGCCTAAAAGGGTAATCCATACTTGATCGGGTTCAGGTAAACAGTCCGTGTTTACTGCGGCATCAATTAGTTGATGAGACTGTCAGATATTCGCTACCAACTGCGTTAAATTTTAGTAAATTTAAAAAACAAATAAAATAAAATATCCACAATTCAAGACAAATTGTGGACATAGCGGCACGAACACCGCGTGAAAATATAATAAAATGCATCTTATCTGGGTAAGATCAGTATTATATACGTATATATAATAAAAAATGCATTACCAAATAAAAT